CGGAAGCTCCGCTGCAGGCGCAGCCGCAAGACTAATAGGGAGGTAAATAATGACCGACCGAAGGGCCCTGAAGTCCTACGAGCACGGCCCGAAGAGGGCGACTCAAACAAAGGTAGTAGGAAAAAGCAGGACCAAGCAGTCGTTCACAGAACAATGCGACATCAATAAAATGATGAAGAAATATGTCAGGACGGGGGCTGCCCCGGTCCTGAATAAACGAGAGCCCCATTATGGGGACTTCTCGCAAGCAAAGGATCTACACAGTGCCATGAATCAAGTCATGGCGGCACAGGATGAGTTCGAGACACTTCCTTCGGAAGTGAGAAATCTGTGCGATAACGATCCGGAGCTACTACTTCGGGCGCTAGCAAGCCCCGAAGAAACCGCGGCGCTGTTCGACGCGGGTCTGCCAATGGCAGACGACTACAAACCATGGCGTGAGCCAGAAAAAGCAGAAACCCCTGCGGGCGACGAAAAAGCGCCCGAGGAAACCCCCCCGATCACAGGGGGGGAATAACCCCACTTATACAAGCTACTCGATGTAATAAGTGGGACTGACACCCAACGGGAGGCAGTACCAAAAATGGCGTATGGAAGACGACGGAAGATCAACCGCAGGCGAAGCAGGCGGACGTTCACCAGGGGAGCGCGGACTCACCGGAAGAACACGTCACAAAGGCCCATGCGTGGCGGCTGGAGGCTTTAATTCAATGGCCTGCACCAGGCCGCTGCATGGTTACGCGGCTCCCGGGGGGAAAATCTCATTCAAGGATGAGACAAACTCCCGGGGGCACCGCGTGCCTTCAATCATCGTAAAATGCGGTCAATGCCTCGGCTGCAGAATGGAGCGAAAACGAGGCTGGGCTATACGTGCAGTGCACGAGGCCCAAATGCATGAGGAAACTAGCTTCCTCACACTCACATACGACAAAGAGCACCTACCGAAGGATCACTCCGTTAGGGTTAAGGACTGGCAGGACTTCGCGAAGCGGGTGCGGAAAAACAAAGGCCCATTCAGATTCTTTCATTGCGGAGAGTATGGCAAGGAGAATCTCAGGCCTCACTACCACGCGTGCATGTTCGGACATGACTTTCATGGCGATAGGACCTTGCACGATCAGAAAGGGGGACACCCCCTATGGATCTCAGAAGAATTATCTGGGCTGTGGCAAAATGGCTTCTCAACAATTGGAAGCCTATCTTTCGATTCGGCGGCTTACGTCGCAGGGTACTGCGTAAAAGCGAAGACCGGCGAAGGACAGAAAGAATCACTGGAGCGCGTAAACTTCGAGACCGGAGAAGTGACGATCGTCAAAGCGGAATACGCGACGATGAGCAGGAATAAAGGACTGGGGTATACATGGTACGAGAAGTACAAAGACGAAGTCTATCCCGACGATTACGTCGTGATGAAAGGACAAAAGTTCCGACCCCCAGCCTACTACGACTCACTCCTAGAAAAGGAAGACCCAACGCTGTGGGAAAAAATACAGCAGAGGAGACAAGCGTTCGTAGCAACGAACGAAGACTATCAAAAACCGAGCCGCTTAGAAGCAAAGGAAAAAGTACTAACAGCAAAAATACAGCAATACTCAAGCAGGACAATCTAGACGACCAATTCGACAGAGAACTAGTCAAGCTAATCAATAAATATTCAAACCTATTCAATAACTAACATAGACCTCTAAGGAAGGCTCAAAAAATGGAAAAAATACTACTCTTCTGCGTGTATGACTCAAAGGTAGAGGGATATCTCCCTCCGTACACAGCAATGAACAGAGCGGTAGCGGGAAGGATCTTCGAAACTGCAGTGATGCAGGAAGGCCACGACTTCAATAACCACGCGGACGATTACTCGCTCTTCGAGATAGGCCACTACGAGCCCGACAGTGGCGAGGTAGTGTCAAAAAAGCCGGTCAGCGTGGTGGCGCAAGCACATCACATAATCAATAAATACAAAAACCAGCAGGAGGACCACGAAAGTGGCCTATAGCAAACGCTCACAGCATCGATCAGTGCAAGGCACAAACGTAGATCGTCAGAGGCGGTTTGCAACAATCCCGTCAGTCAAGGGACAACGATCGGTCTTTGACCGGTCGTGTGGACTCAAGACAACATTCGACGCGGGATTGCTCATCCCAATATTCATGGATGAGGCCCTACCGGGCGACACCATGAGAATGGAAATGGCCAGTTTCGCAAGGATGGCAACACCGTTGCATCCGATCATGGACAACCTGCACCTGGACGTGTTCTTCTTCGCCGTCCCGATCAGAATTATCTGGGACAATTTCGTGAGAATGATGGGCGAACAGAAGAGTCCAGCGGACTCAACGGACTTTACAGTACCGGTGTGGAACACAAAATCAGGAGGCTGGGACTCGCAGGAGCTAGCCGACTACTTCGGTCTCCCAATCCACGAAAACATCGCCGCAAGTTCAGCCCTGTGGGCGCGGGCGTATGTGAAAATCTGGGATGAGTGGTTCAGAGACGAAAATCTACAGGACGGGTTCGAAGCATCGACAGGCGACGGACCGGACCTGTTCAATACGTACGTACTCGCACGTAGAGGGAAACGGCACGACTATTTCACGTCGTGCTTGCCATTTCCTCAGAAGGGAGATCCGGTAGAGCTCCCAATCGGTTCAACCGCACCCGTCGTCGGAATTCCCGCGACGGATATTACAATGCAACAGCAGGGAGACAGCACAGTCGGAACACTCGAGGGCATCGGAGGAATCATTCAGTTCGGCCCCCAAGTAGGATCAGGGGGACCAACCGACCTCGAATGGGTCGTGACTGGTATGGAGGCAGACCTATCGAGTGCAACGTCATCAACGATCAATCAGATTAGAGAAGCGTTCCAAATTCAGAAACTCCTTGAGAGAGATGCAAGAGGGGGAACGCGGTACACGGAAGTTATCCGAAGTCACTTCGGAGTTACTTCTCCTGATGCGCGCCTGCAACGACCCGAGTATCTCGGCGGAGGCACATCACGAATTGTGGTCAATGTGGTTCCCCAAACAAGCGCAACAGAGGCCGGAACAGAACAGGGAAACCTGACGGCCTACGTGACAGCAGCCAACGTCTTCAGAGGTTGGACGAAGAGCTTCACGGAACACTGCATCATCCTCGGCCTGGTCAGCGTACGCGCAGACATCAACTATCAGCAAGGAATCGAACGACAGTTCTCGCGAAGTACGCGATTCGATTTCTACTGGCCGAGCTTCGCCCACTTGGGCGAGCAGGCTGTGAAGAATAAGGAAATCTTCGCAGACGGCTCGGCAGCCGACGAACTAACGTTCGGCTTCCAGGAGCGTTACGCAGAATATCGCTACAAGCCGAGCCTGATCACGGGCAAAATGCGAAGCACAGTTACTGGCCCAGAGGGAACACTAGACACCTGGCATCTTGCACAGGAATTCGCATCCCTGCCGGTCCTCAATGATTCGTTCATACAGGACAATCCTCCAATCGACCGCGTAATAGCGGTACCCTCCGAACCGCACTTCCTGTTCGATGCGTTCTTCGATTACAAGTGCGTTCGAGCAATGCCGACGTACGGCGTGCCTGGAATGGTGGATCATTTCTAATGGCAGCCGCAGGCGGAATAGTCGGCGGAATCACGAGTGCGGCAAACGCAATCGGAAGCACAATTGCATCTTTCAAGATGCAGCGAGAGCAACAAGACTTCATAAAGAAGCAAAGGAGGACAGCATATCAAGACACAATGGACGACATGCGAGCAGCGGGGCTAAACCCGATTCTCGCATACAGACAAGGGCCGACAACAGTCGGCCCTGGAGGGTCCACACAAACGCCACGATTCGATATCGACGTGGCGAGGGGAATCGCTGCAGGTGCAGCGGGGACCCAAGCAAAATCCGCAGCTGGGCTGCGGGAAGCACAAATAACATCAGAGGCACGCCGACAAAACATGCTGAACGCGCAAGCGGCTCAGGGATACTCGGCTGCCAATCTAAACGACCGCCAGGCGGAAATCATCAGTAACAGACTGCCGGCGGCTCGTACAGAACGGGAGTTCGACGAGTCCGGAACCGGCAAGTCAGCAATCAAGGTACGGCGCGCACTGCTGGGCGGAAGCTCCGCTGCAGGCGCAGCCGCAAGACTAATAGGGAGGTAAATAATGACCGACCGAAGGGCCCTGAAGTCCTACGAGCACGGCCCGAAGAGGGCGACTCAAACAAAGGTAGTAGGAAAAAGCAGGACCAAGCAGTCGTT